AAATATTCAAGGGTGCTAGTCATTATAAAAGCCCTGTAAGATGTTTTATAGTATCAATGTTATTAGGTACAAGTTTTATGCTAATGTTTAATATAAATGAACTTTTAGGTTATGTTGCTGCATTATTTAGTGGATGTATATTAACCGAAAGAGGTAATATAGAAAATATATATCAATGGAGTAAAACAAGTAAATACCAACCTTTAATAGATTATCTTGTCACCAATCCTAAAGATGAAATCATAGAAAAATATGAAAATTATATGAAAAAGTTTTATCCATTTAGATATGAAATATATAAATTAAAGTTTATTGAAAACAAATCATTAGATAAAATATGTGATGAAATAGATGCTTATAGTCATTGGCAAATAGTTAATGAATTAAATATAATATATGATACTCTAAACTTTACTTTAAGTTTATATGAATAGTACTAACTGACTATTCTTTTTTTATTTTTATATAATCAATTAAGGTGATAATAAAATGAGTAAACTTAGATATACAACAAAAGAAGTAGAAAATATAAAATCATTAATTTATTTTACAGAAGATGAATTAAAAATATTTGAAATGTGGTTAAGAGAAAAGAGTATTATAGAAATGTCTTTAGAATTAAATTTGTCTACAGCAACTATAAGTAGACGGAAAAAATCTATAAAAGATAAAATAACAAGAGCATTAGTATAAAAATGGTCTTATTTTTTTATTTTAAGGGCAAATTAGACACGTTTTAGTTAAATAAGTATAATTCTATTATTTTAATGTAAAATTTAATGTAAAGTAAATAAATATATAATTTTAATGTATTGACTTTTTTACCCGATTGTGATAAATTCAAATTGGCTAAGATAGAAAAGGAGAGTAAAAAATGGCACAAAAAAGAATGTTTGATAAGACAATCACTAATAGTGATGAATTTTTAGAACTACCCGATAGTTCACAAGTATTATATTTTCATTTATCCATGAATGCAGATGATGATGGATTTGTTAATAATTGGAAATCAATATTAAGGATGACAGGAACAAAACAAGATGACTTAAAATTATTAATAACAAAATCGTTTGTAATTCCCTTTGATAGTGGGGTTATTGTTATAAAACATTGGAGAATTAATAATTTTTTAAGGAAAGATAGACACATAGATACTAAGTACAAAGAAGAGTTAAATATGTTAGTTTGTGATAGCAACAATGAATATATATTAAAAGATGATAATCTTTTGGTTAACCAAAGGTCAACCCAGTATAGTATAGAAGAGAATAGTATAGATAATAATAATATATATACATCAACAAAAAATGTTGATGAAGAGATATTAAATCAAGAATTTGAAAAATTATGGGTAATATATCCTAAAAAACAAGGAAAGAAAGATGCTTTAAAGCATTTCATTAAAGCAAGAAAAAAAGGTATAGATTTTGAAACTATATTAAATGGACTTGAAAAATACAATGAGCATATTAAAAGAACTAATAAAGAAAGTAAATATATAAAACAAGGTAGTACTTGGTTTAATCAAGAATGTTGGAATGATGAATATGAAGAAAATGTAAAAAGTGATACAATAATACCAGATTGGTTTGGAAAGGAGATTAAAGATGATGATGGAGAATGGGAATTTAGTGAAGAAGACAAAAGAAGATTTGGATTATAGTAAAAAACATTTAGAAGAAAGAAAACCATTTAAAATTTATTATGATGGTGATGACTTAGGAATTATATGTGATTGTTATAACAAGGAAGATGGTTACTATCATGGAATAATGAAATCTGATAAGTTAGGAACTTTTGCTTTTGGAAGAATTAAAGTCGAAACTATTTTAAGAGCAATAGAAGATGAAAACTTTTGGATTAAAGCAAAACCTGTTAATTTGAAGAATGACTAATTTTTGATAAGAGTATGATAATTTCATACTCTTTTTTAATGCTAAGATTTAATTGCAATAGAAAAAAACTATTGCAATAACTAGTTTTAGAAAGGAAGAATTGCAAATGAAAAAATCTCAAGAAGGCGATGAGCCAATTGATAGTCTTAGGACAAAGTTTGTAATTCTTTTTTTCTTTATTTAAAAAGGAATGATATAAATGTATAACAATCAATATATGATAGAAAATTTAAATAGGCAAAAAGAAAGAATAGAGGATATGATAAGGTCTTATAATCAACCTCAACCTGTAAATAACTTTATAAATACTAATCAACAACCTGTTAAAGATATGATAGAGTGGCGAATTTTAAATGAAAATGAAGAAGTTGATAATTTATATGTTGCTAACAAAACACTCTTTATAAACGATAATTTAATGGTATTAAAAGGTGTTGATGGTAGTTTAGAAAAATGGGAAGTTAAAAAAATATATCCAATAGATAAAAAAGATGAAAAAATAAATGCTTTAGAAGAAGAAATTAAAAAACTAAAGGAGATGATTAAAGATGAACATTCAAAATGTAGTAAACCAAATAGGGAAAGCATCCAATCCGACAACAATGTTGATGTCAATGTTGAACCCAAATCAAAAACAAATAATAAATCAATTTCAAAATAAAAACAGTCAAGAACAAGCCGAAGCAATAGCAAAAATGTGTAATGAAAAAGGTATAACAAAAGAACAATTACAAAATATTATGAACATGATAAAAAAATAGGTATTAACATTTAAATGTTGATATAAATTGAATAGAAAGGAGAGATATAATGTCAAACACTGGATTAAGTGCAAGTGATGTCTTAGCAATGACAAACGGAAGAGATGACATGTTTGGTGGTGTAGGTGGCTTTATATTATTATTTATTTTCTTAATGGCTATTTCTGGAAATGGATTTGGCTGGGGAAATAACGGAACTGCTACTGCATTAGGTCAAAGTGACTTACAAAATTCTTTATATTTTCAGTCACAAGATAATGCTATTAGAGGTTTAGCACAAGGACAATGTGCATTAACTGACACAGTTTTAAATAATAAATATGACAATGCTGTATTAATTAAAGATTTATCAAATCAAATATCAACTGGCATGGCTGGTATAGGTCAAATGATTAATCAACAAACTTCGGCAATTCAAAATATGTTTGCTGAAAACACTATCCGTGAACTCTCTGATAAGGTAACTGTACTAAGAGGAGAGAACTCAAATTTAGTTCAAACAGCACAAATTACAGAAAATATTTTAAGTAATTTAGCAATAACTGCTCCTAAAGTACCATGTTATTATGGAACAGGTTGTGGATGCAACGGACTATATTAATTCCCTACGATAATAGGTTGACTTATATGACTAGACTATAAGTCTGGTCTTTTTTGATAGAAAGGATGATAAAATATGAATTGTAATACAATTTACTGCTCTAATGCTACTACTACAGATACAACTGTTGTATTAGTTCCAAATAGAGAAATAAAGAACTTAGATAATTGTGGATGTTATCGTTTAGTTATATGCTGCAATGCAACTGCTACTGCTAATTTACCAGTTAATATTCAAGTTAATGGTGTAAGTATTCCAGTATTATGTAAAGCAGGAAACACTATGTATGCTAATATGTTACAAAAGAGAAAAAGTTATGCAATAATGTACGGCAATGATAACGAAAACTACACAAATGGACAATTTGTAGTGCAAGATAAGGTATGTCCTAGAGCAACTACAATACCAGCAACAACAACAAATAATGGCTAATAATGTAAAAATGCTAGACTTGGTAACAATAATATCTTTTGGGGTTGGTTTATATGCTTTATATATAGCACTAGAAAATTTAGAAGAAAACAGAGACCAAAATGACGAATTAAAACGAATACTTGATTATTTAGAGGTTCATTTACAAGACCAAGATAAGCATTTAGCATCACAAGATAAAATATTAGAAAATTTAACGAAAGGAGAATTATAATGAGTAAAATTAAAAATTATATTGAAATGATTGTTAATAATGGTAATAAAGAAGATATGGAATGTTTAAGTGATATGTTAACAGAAGTTATAGATATTCTAAAAGATGAACATTATGACAAATATGAAAAATATAAAATGAAATTATATGGAATGGCTTACGGATATAAGTTTGATGAAGACATGGCTCATGAAATTGTAGAAGAAATGAGACCATTGGGAGAATACTGGGATATGAAAACAACATCAAGTGTTAAAAATCAATATGGATTAAATATAGATGATTATGTTTTTTATGTAGTGATGAACTCTTTAGCAAACGATTATCAAAATGCTATTAGTTTGGATGAAGTAGAAACTTATGTTAAAATGGCAGTTGCATTTATAGATGATGAAGATGCTGTAAAAAACAAAGTTTGGAAATATTTTACAACAATTGCAAAAAGAGATTAAAACCTCTTTTTTTGCTTTTTTTAACAAATATGGTATAATTTTTAAAAGGTAAGGTGATGATATTATGAAGATGTCAAACAAAGTATATGATGCTTTTAAATGGTTTTTGATGAAATTTATTCCTGCTTTGGTTTTGCTTATTAGTACTTTAGGAGTTATTTATAATTTTGATACAGAAGTTATAACATTAACAATAGGTGCAATAGCAACATTTATTGCTACAATAGTAGGAATATCAAATTATAATTATAATAAAGGAGATGAATAAAATGTTTAGATACCCAATAAATTGGATTTCAATAACACAAGGCTATCATACAGGTAAATCTTTAGATTTTGGTTGGTGTGGTCATAAATATCAAGATATAATGTCTATTGCAGACGGTACTGTAATAAGAACAGAAAAACAAACTACAGGTGGAAATTGTATTTTCATTCAACACAATACAGGAATAGTAAGTTTATATGCTCATTTAGATAAAATTACAGTTAAAAAAGGTCAAAAAGTAACTATAGGACAAAAAATAGGAACTATGGGGCAAACTGGTACTGCAGCAACAGCAATGCACCTACATTTAGGTATTTATTCAAAAGCAAAAGCAGATAAAGGATTTAACAGTAGAGGACTTTATGGTAATGCTGATATAGACCCATTTGAAGTTTTATTTGTATATCCAAATCAAGATGCTTCAAAAGTTAGTGCTGCTTATCAACCTAAATTAAAATACTATAAAGGTGAACAAACATGGGAAAAAGGTAATTATAGACTTTTATATATTAAATCAGTAAGAAAGTCACATAATTTAGGTAATAACGAATTTAGAGTAAAAGAATTAAAAAATCCACCAGAAAATTGGACTAAAAAAGAATTAAATATGTTAGTATCACAAAAAGATAATAATAAAGCAAAATTAAACAAAAATTCTGTTTTACAAATTGTTGAAATATACAAAGAAGGAAGTAGAATTTGGGGTAAATATGGTGCTTATGGTAGCGATTGGGTAGTATTATGTAATATTACTGGAGAACCACAAGCCGAAAGAGTATAAAAAGGAAAATTAACATTTTCTTTTTTATTGATTATTATTTAAAAAAAGTATTGACAAATAAAAGAGTATTTGCTATACTTGTATTAACAAATAGAGAAAGGAGAGTAAATATGAATAATGTTTGTTTATTTGGCAGAATTGCTAACGAATTAGAATTAAAAAGCACAACAAGTGGAAAATCGATTTGCAATTTTAATTTGGCTATAAATAAATACAATAGTGATGATGCAAATTTTATTCCTTGTAGAGTTTGGGATAAAGTTGCTGAAAATTTAACAAGATATAAGAAAAAAGGAGACCAAATAGTAATTGTAGGCTCTATAGAAACTAGTGATTATGAAAAAGATGGCGAAAAGAGAAAATATGTATATGTAAATGTTAATCAAATTCACTATGTAGCAACAGCAAATCAAAATAATAATAATACAGAAAATAAAGAAATTGAAAAAGTTGCAGAAGATGTATTTGAAACAAATAATGTAGAATTAGAAGATGATGAAGTAAATATAAGTTTTGATGATTTACCTTTTGATATGGGAGCATAGTTAT